TGGTGTGCAAATTGTGTCGTGCAGGTTTTTCGTCTTGCTCATGTAGTATTGACGAACTCATAGCTTGTTATAATAAAGTGAGAGAACGCAAGGCAAAACGTGTCTATACCTTTACAGATGTTTCTAGATTGTTCCCAGAGACTATCATCGACACTAAATGTCCAATGTGCCATCTCAATAACTTTGATTGTCAATGTGGCGGCACCTCGACGCCTAGTAATTCTCCTTTTGAACGAGATAATAATAAGCGAAAACCTGGGCATGGCGCTAGAGCCAAAGAAAATTATCGTGTCCATAGAAAATATCTCAAGGTGCCACCGAATTATGTGGCCCAATCAGAAATACAATATATGGAAGAAGTAACGAAACGCACTCGCGAACGATTGCTCTCCTCAATTATAGGGCAGGAGGGCTTTAAAGAATCTCTTAAACCACAAGTTCTTTTATTTGCTGGAGAGGCGAATTCCACGTTGCGTAGTTATGTTATGAACTTCTTGTATAAATTAGTATCAGGAAACACAGAGGAGTTTGAGGACAAAATTAAATCACGGTTAGAGGATTTTATTATATTTGTCGGTAATTTGAGTCAAGCTTCCTCTCTTTCTCAAGTGATGTTTACTATAGCCGCTTACATTAAAACTTGGAAGAAAGGTAGTCTTATTGGTCATGCCAGTTCTTTTTTAAATGATAAATTCTTCCAAACTTTCCCACAAGATTGGTGGGAGCGTGTTTTATGCCCCCCTACTCAGTATAGCATTCAAGGAGGACTTATCGATGATATTGCCGAATGGGCAACTTTCAGTCGATCTCTATTTGAGGATTATGAAAGTGTCAAAGATAGCAAAATTTTCCACAAATTGAGTACCTTCTTTATACATTGTTTTGCAAATGAAATTTTCACTGGAGGCGATTTAGAAAAATTTACATACATGTTTACAGAAATTAACGCAGAGGCTTGCAAGTCCATTAGGACCTCTAATAAGCACTTTGTGCATGCATTTGTAGATCTTGCAACCTTCATGTTAGATCGGGGATTCCAATGTGTTAAATTGGGTTCAATTGTTCCACTTACACATTCCTCGGCTGGCTATGATGCTTGGTTGCTCAAAGTATCTGATCTAATTGCACAAGCACCATTTGTTACCAACCCTGAACCGCATGGGTTTACTCTTCCAGAATTTATTGGAAATCTTAACGCGGCTATTGAGGAAGGTGAAAGCATATATAAATTGGCAAAAGGCACGAAATCGCATGAAGCAAAATTTTTGTATTCAAAATTGAGTCAATTGAAGCATATAAAGGCAAATTCGTTGTCAAAAAAGGCTGCGATGAAAAATCGCAAAGCACCATTGGGATTCCTACTACATGGAACTACTGGCATTGGAAAATCAAATTTTTCGTATATAATGTATGTTGCTTATGCCAAACTGTTTGGATTGCCTTATGATGATGAATATAGATATATCAGAAATTCAATAGATCAATATTGGGTCAATTTTAATTCTCAACAATGGGCCATTATTTTAGATGACATTGCGGCGTTCCACCCAGATATTATGAAATCTAGTGGAGATCCCACATTGTTAGAATTATTGCAAGTCATAAATAACGTACCGTTTATTCCAATTCAGGCAGATATAGATAAGGGTAAGACGCCACTGTTAGCAGAACTAGTAATAGCAACTACTAACACCATGCACCTCAATCTTAAGACATATTTTTCGTGTCCAGAGGCTGTGGCACGGCGATTACCATATATCATAACTATAGTACCTAAGAAACAATATCAGACAGCTGATGGTAGATTGGATTCGTCCAGATTGCCAGAGGTACGTGAGGATACTTTCCCAGATTATTGGGACATTACCATTCACACTGTTGTTACGAACCCAAACCAGGGGAAAAACGATAGTCGTGGCACTGTCATATATAAGTTAATTGAACAATTTTCCAATATGAATGCTTTCATTAAATGGTATGGAAATGTGTGTACCACATATAGAACTCAACAGAAAAACTTGACTCGTAGTGAAAATATCATTAAAGATGTAGAATTCTGTTCAAAATGTAGAGTACCTAGGGGCACGTGTGATTGTTTATTTGACCTCATAGAGATTGAGTTGAATGATCCATTGCCTACTAATGATGAATATGTAGCACAAGTTGACATTCAATATGACATTGAGCCATTCTTCTGTGAAGAGGCTCTAAAGGTTAGAGAGGACGTCGTGCGTATTGAAACCCTGAAACGCGTAAAAGCAGTTAAAGATTTGCACTATTTACCAGTTACTTGGTATTGGGTTTTCCTGGCCAAGATTCTCGCATTTTTATGGATTGCCGCTGGTAATTGGTCACTCATTCTTTTTTATATTATGCCCGTAGAATTCTTCATTTCCATTATGTGCACCACAGCACCTGTGGATACTGTACAATCTGCGATAATGAGAAGACTAGGCGATAATGTTGCTTCAAAAATCGGACATCCAACACATTACCGTAGAGTTGCAGGTGTGTTACTATCAGGTGGTGTCGCAGCCTACATTCTTTCCAAATTAGCAAACTTGTATGTTAACAACAGGAAATCAGCCAAGGTAGCTAAAGCTGCCAGAGAACACGAAGATTTATATAAGCATAAAGAAATCTCCCGGTTGGAGGCTGAATGTGAGGTATTGCGTTTACAAAAGGAAATTGAACGACTTAAACAACCAATGCTTGTTACAGAGTCCAAGACGACGGAGAAATCACCAGTTGCATTGGACGAAGAACCAACAAATATCTATCGTAACGAAAGATTTGTTGCAACAGATTTCGACGTTTCACGTCTTACACAATCATGGAAAGGAATGGATCGAGGTCTTATGTTAAGTAAGCTTGGGAAGAATGTTGTTAATATTTGCACCACTTATCAACGTCATAAAGGAGAAGGTCCTCCACTGGTTTATGCTTACTGCAATGCTGTATGTCTTAGCGGTAATTTATATGTTACTAACAATCACAGTATGCCACCAGATTCAGAAACTTTTGTAGCAATAGAGCGCAAATTAGTATCTAGTAATCTGCCAAATCAACCTAATCTCAATGTGCCTTTTAAGTTGCGTGAATCAAAAACAATTCGAATTCCAGAGCGCGATCTTATGTTTTTTGAATTACTTGCATTGCCTCCTAAGAAAAATATTATTGATTTATTCCCTGCAAAGGGATTCACTTCAAAAATACGTGGAACCTTGATTGTACGTACTTCTAAGGGTGATATCGAGTATAATGAAATGATTAAAGGTTTCGGAGTACATAATATGCCACATGAAATTTCGGCAGAAACAATGATGAGCGACCAAAACCAGGCTGTCGTTCCAGATGTCTATGGTGCACTCTATCAAAAGGCAACCGCCTATGGTGAGTGTGGTGCTCCATTAGTAGGCATGACTCCGATGGGACCTGTTATATTGGGTATCCATTTTCTTGGTTCTACACAAGACACTACTGGTTTCGCCACTGTGGTTTATAAAGAGGATATCGAGGGCATTCAATCTCAAATGGACGCCTTCATAGTGGAAGAAGACGCACCTGTTTTGAGTACGCAAAGTAAAACAGTGGAACTAACTGGATTACATCCAAAGAGCCCCTTTAGATTTGTTGCACAAGGCCACGCTGCTGTGTTTGCTTCAATTAACAATTATCATAGACGAAAATTCAAGACCCGTGTCAAACCAACTCCGTTATGTAAACTTATGATGGAAGATGGGTGGCAACTAGAGCATGGTCCCCCCAATCACAAGGGATGGGAAACTGTACATATTATATTGAAACCCATGCTAGAGTGCTCTAATGACTTAGATCTTGATGTCTTGGATAAATGTAAGGAAGCTTTTCTTCATGATATCCGGAAAAAGCTGCCAAAACGCTGGAAGGAGATGATACATCCTGTCTCTAACTTCGTGGCAGTGAATGGCGCTGCTGGAGTAGCATATGTCGACGCCATTAATCGATCCACTTCAGCTGGATTCCCATATAATAAGAGTAAGAAACATTTTTTCCAACTTATGGATCCACAAGAAGGATTAGATCATCCAATTCAATTTGATGAAGAAATTATGGAACAGGTGGACGCCATTGAAGCACGATATGCTTCAGGACGCCGTTGTATGCCAGTATTTAAAGGCAATTTAAAAGATGAACCCCTCTCTCATAAAAAGAGGAAGGCAGGTAAAATTCGTTTATTTGCTGGATCGCCTGTCGCATGGACAATAGTTGTCCGGAAATATTTCGTTATGTTATGTCGTTTGATGACGTTGCATAGAGATGTCTTTGAGCATGCAGTTGGCATTAATGCCGCCTGTCACGAATGGGGTGACATGATCAAGAAGATGACAAATGACTTAGATCCCAAACTATTGAATCGCTTCATTGCTGGAGATTTTGAAGCATTTGACAAATCAATGATTGCTGCTGTTATCTTAATGGCTTTCGAAATATTAATTACATTAGCTAAGGAGAGTGGAAGCTTTGATGACTATGATATCAAGATCATGCGAGGCATTGCTATAGATACCGCATACGGATTAGTTGATTTCTTTGGCGATTTGTGTATGTTCATGGGTGTGAACCCATCGGGACATCCACTAACCGTTTTTATCAATAGTCTAGCGAATTCTTTATACATGCGCTATGCGTACTATATGGCAAATCCTAATAGCGATGTGTCCACATTTCAAGAGCATGTTGCATTGCGCACCTTTGGCGATGACAACTTCATGACGGTTGATGACAGTATTGACTGGTTTGACCATACGGTTATACAAGATGAATTGGGCGCAGCAGGAATTAAGTATACGATGGCGGAGAAGGATACTGAATCAGTACCCTTTATTCCGTTATCCGAAGTCACATTCTTGAAGCGTCGATTCGAATATAGTGAAGAAGTTGGTGGCTGGCTTGCGCCACTTGACCCTAAATCAATTTCAAAAATGCTTATGGTTCATGTACAGTCCAAAACAGACTGTGTAGAACATCAAACTATTTCTGCAGTTGCTTCAGCTGTGCGTGAATATTTCATGTATGGCAGTGAAGAATTTGGAAACAAATGTAAGTATTTGAAGGATTTGGTGCAGCGTGCGGATTTGCACATGTGGGTTGAGGATAGCACCTTTCCATCATGGGATGATTTGAGAAATCGTTTCCATGATAACACCCTAGCCTTCTAAAGGCACATGCTGGGAGTGAGCTGCAACTTCCATTAAACCATTATGTAGCATATGGATATAGTTACTGGCATAAGATATTAGTGAAGATGTAAATCTTATGTAGCGTGGATATCCATATTTAATCCGCTTGGGCGCTCCCCGAAGTCCCTATTTAGGGAAGAGTATGCTGATTCTCAATTCTTCACAAGACAAGCTTGAGGTTGGGTTTCCTCTTGCTAGTGTTTATTAACCTGCACAACAACTTTTTAATTTGAAAGACTACGTCCCACAGTCTAGAGTGGAGACACCAAATCTCGCATTCATTGATATGAATGAAGAGCCAATAGTGGATGGAACTTCATCCTTTTCTACAGGTTTTGATTCTGTACCCGGAATGGATATTAGCACTTTCTTGAGTCGACCTGTCAACATTAAAACGTTGTTTTGGGATCAACAACGTGATCCCCTCAGCGCTATTGCTGGAGCCACCAATGCCGTAATTGATAGCTTTGATCCTTGGTCTCTATTTTTGAACCAAGCTCAGATCAAATATAAGCTTAATAATTATGCTTACCTTAGGGGAAAACTCCACGTTAAATTTATCGTGAGCTCTCAACCCTTCTTTTATGGTGCCGCCTTAGCGTCATATTACCCTTTACCTGATTTTGATTCATATGATAAAGGGTATACTCAAGCCATCTATACTGGTCTCATAGCACAATCTCAGAGACCTCATGTATGGCTATTACCACAAGATAATGCTGGTGGAGAACTCGTACTGCCTTTCTTCTATCCACAGCAATATCTTAATATCACAGCTGCATCTGAAATCGCCAATATGGGCGAAATTAAGGTGCAAGTTGCAAATGCTCTGCGATCTGCAAATGGTGTTGCTGCGCGTGAAGTGACAATACAAGTTTATGCATGGATGACGGATGTTGAGCTTCATGGCTCCACCGTCGCCCTTGCTGTACAGTCAAAGCGCACCACCAAGAAAGATGAGTATGATGGTCCCATTAGTGGACCTGCAAGTGCCGTTGCGGCGGCCGCTGGTGAGTTGGCTTCTATTCCAGCCATTGCGCCACTAGCCACTGCAGCACAAATTGGTGCTTCTGCCATTGCAAAAGTGTCCTCGTTGTTTGGATATTCCAATACCCCTATAATCGATGATGTACATGCAATGCGTCCAGCACCATTCCCTCATTTAGCATCGCCAGAGATATCTTATCCAGTTGAAAAGTTGACCTTGGATCCTAAGAACGAATTGTCCATAGATCCAGGCATAGTTGGTTTGCCACGAATTGATGAGCTTAATATTAAATATATAGCTCAAAAGGAGAGTTTGATTGACGTTTTTAACGTACCTTTGGCAACTGAACCTAACGATGCAGGCAACTTAGATCTTGTCTGGACCGCTAGAGTCAATCCTGATAACTATACTATGCAGGCTATGACTCTAATTCCCAATTCTTGGGAATGTTCACCAACACCCTCATCCCACTTGGCGAAAATGTTTACTCATTGGCGAGGCGATCTCATTTACCGTTTCGTTGTAATTGGAAGTAAATTCCATAAAGGTCGCTTACGTGTGATGTGGGATCCAATGGGACAAGCAGGAAATAATTTCTGCGATATCCGAGATAGTTCCACTGTCGTGAAAAATGCCGTAATCGACATTTCAGAAACCAATGAATTTGAGTTTAGGGTTCCTTTTACTCAACCTTGGCGTTTCCTTCAATTCAGGGAAGTGGATAATACCGCGTATGTTAATGGACCTTTTATGCCAGCTGCTGGACCTTCTGTTGATAGGTCTTTCCGTAGACAAGCTGGTTTTGATAACGGTATGATTGGAGTCAGAATCTTTAACAAGTTTACTGCCCCAGACTCATCTGCCGATGTTCAAGTCCAAGTATTCGTGCGATGTGCAGAGAATATCGAATTTGCTGGGCCTAGGGAGATTGCTTGCAATAATGAAATAGCGAGTCAACGAGTCCTATATATTCCCCAGAGTTTGGTTACCACTACAGAACACGCCGATCATACGCGAGAGGAAGTTGGTGCTAGTTCCGGCACAGACAACACAGTATTCCTGGAACACATGGGCGAAAAGATTACAAATCTACGTCAACTTATACGGCGCTCCAATTATTATGCTAACTTTGCATACCAAGGCGAGAATGGTGCATATGAAATAATGTACCGCTTGACGCATAAACGTTTTCCAGGTGGCCCTGGTTATGTTAGCAATAATTTTGGATGGAATGCCGTAAAATCTGATGGAACGGGCAGCGTGGGTTACTCATGGGCTAAGATGACCACTCTATTCTGGGTTTCCCAGTGTTATATTGGTCATCGTGGTTCAATTGTGTGGACCTACAATGCTGCTTTATCCAAGGGGCCTGTGCGTACTATCAAAGTGAACAGAAGAACCCAATACGAACCAAATGGATCTTATAAAGTTTATAGTACTACAGTCCTCAACAGTGTAAATGACTGGATGAGATTTTGGTCTCGTTATGGTGATGGAGGATCCGCTGGTTTAGCTCTTACTAATGAGCGAACTAACGCAGGAATCTCCGTTTCTGCTCCAATGTACAATATGAATTTGTTTGAAAGCACTTCTCGTAAGAAGTATTTTCAAGCAACTAGCGACGCTCCTGATGATGGCTCTACCATGCAGATGATCAATGTGGAACTTCACGACGTCCCAGATGGCAATGGTGATATGTTTTATCTATCAACATATGTCGCAGCGGGCAGTGACTTCACGTTGCTGTACTACATAAATGCGCCAACCTATTGGGTAACAACTCTGTTCCCTGTCGCAACCTAATCCCCACTAGTTAATTAGCTTCACAAGTAGTTAGAAGTAGTTTAGAGTAGGGTGCTCCATTCACATGTGTAGTGTGTGAGTGGCTAAGATTAAAAGTGTCCACTTGTGGACCATTCGTTAAAGTTTTATTATATTTTAATACTCGAGCGGATGGTCTGCTCGGGAGCTATTAGCTGCAACTTTTTATGAATGAG